TCTATGATAACAAATCTTATTTTTTACATAGACAATAAAGAGTTTTTTGATGAGGTACATCAACAAACAGCACGTAACCCTGACCTAGAATGGAATTATGTAGGGAAGCAGAAGGTCAACCCTAATGTTAAGTCTATTGCATTAGGAGATGAGTACATTTATTTTAGATTGGAGGAGAAGTAAATGACAGCCAAGGAAGGAAAGGTTTGGGGAACTACTCAAACCTTAATCAACTCACCAGTAGTAGAAGTACATAGAATTATTATAAATAAAGATGGGTATTGTTCACAACATACACATCAATCCAAGATCAATGCCTTCTATGTTATATCTGGTGAGCTTGAAGTACAGAGATGGAAAGACTATGGCTTATGTGATGTCACTACTCTCAAGGCTGGTGAGTTATCAGTAGTACCAGCAGGAGAAGCACATAGGTTCAAGGCTATCTATAGAACAGAAGCACTAGAGATATACTGGTCTGAACTTAATCATGATGACATCCAACGCAGTAGCGTGGGTGGAGTACATGAAGAAAAGGAAAGTGAAAGTATAGTAAAGGATGACTCAGTATTAGGTAACTTATTTTCAAAGGTAGAATAGGAGGGACAAATGGATATCATAACACTATTATTATTATTCTTATTATAGGAGAAAAGAATGTCATATATTATTGTTCACATATATGATCCTAAAGATATAGAAACAATGGATGTATTACCTGATGAGAAGGGAGAATCAATTCAGATATTTGATAATAAGATTGAAGCTATTCAATTCTTAAATAAGATTGGAATGGATAGAAATTCTTGGATAGATTCGGATGTACATGTAGTGAGATTACAATGATAAAATTATTGTTATCTGTTTTAATATTTATTCTTTTAGTATTACCTGCCAAGGCAGAGGAGTTTGATTGTCTGGTTGAGGCTGTCTATCACGAAGCTAGGTCAGAGAGTTTACTAGGGATGCTTAGTGTAGCTAATGTAATACTAACAAGAAAAGAAAGCAGTAACTTTCCTAATACAATCTGCCAAGTAGTACATCAAGGAAGATACTGGAAAGGTAATCCCGTCAGGGATAAATGCCAGTTTAGTTATTGGTGTGATGGTAAGGCTGAAAGATTTATAGAAATTAAAGGGCTAATTAAATCTATTAATGTTTCAGAGATGGCACTGAAAGGTATACAAGTAAAGCAAGCTGTTGGTGCTACCCATTATCATGCCAACTATGTGACCCCTAGCTGGGCATCTGACCCTCACTTTAAAGCTTTAGGATCAATAGGTAAACACCTATTCTACATTGACATGAGGGAGTGACAGGAGTATACTATGCAGACAAAAGAAAATATGATTACTAAGTTACATAAAAATATTGAACATCTCAATCAACAAGTAGAGGAGAAAGATCAGGTAATAAGAGAGTTGCGTAAAAAATTAGAAGACTTAGGATATAAGAAAGCAGTTCAAGAATGGGTAGAATTATGAGTAAAAATTTATTTCAAAAGGAGAGACACAATATATTTAGACATCTGGTATACCAATACCATAAGGAAGGGTACTCTCAAAAGGAATCTAAAAAATTAGCTAAGAAAGAAACGGATGAGATTATGGAAGACAAGGAAAGTTTTATGAACATTCTCTTGAAGGAGACATTCGATGATATCTAAATGGAATATTGTACTTGAAAAAGAAATTGGTAACATAACCGTAGGATCTTATAAGAATAAGAAACATGCTCAAGAAGAAATAGAATATAGATATACTTTATGTCGCCACATGGGATACGAACCAGACATATCCTATATATTACAGAAAGCTACAACCATTAAATAGGAGCAGCCATGACACAAGGATGGCTTGACAGAGGCTCATGTCCAGAATGTGGGTCAAGTGATGGGAATGTTCAACATTCTGATGGACATTCATTTTGTTTTAGTTGTGACACTAGATTTGGAGAAGGTATGGAACATAAATCAAAAGTAATTTTAATGTCAGAGCCTAAAAAATATTCAGGCGTTGAACACAGTAAGATGCAAGGTATTATAGCTGCTATCCCAGACAGGAAAATTACTCAGGATACAGTAAGAAAATATAATACTGAAATTAAATCGACAGGTTCTATAATTACTCACCACATTTATAAATATTATGACGAGGAGGGTAATCATACAGCCAATAAGATTAAAGAAGTTCAGAATAAAAAGTTCTGGTCAGAAGGTAGTCTATCTAAGGCCGTCCTGTTCGGACAGAATATTTTTAATAGAGGTGGTAAGTATATAACTATCTGCGAAGGAGAGATAGATGCTATGTCAGCTTACGAATTGCTGGGTAGTAAATGGCCTGTTGTTTCCATAAAGAATGGAGCAGCCTCTGCTTTAGAAAATTGTAAGCAATCCTTTGAGTATCTAAATAAATTTGATAATGTAGTCTTATGTTTTGATAATGATAAAGCAGGACGAGCGGCATCCCAAAAGGTAGCTCAGTTATTTGAACCTAATAAATGTAAGATTATTTCTCTTGAATTTAAAGATGCTAATGAATATTTAAAGTTTAACAAGAGAGAGAAGTTTACTCAGGCGTGGTGGGATGCCAAGAACTATACACCTGCTGGCATTATAAACCTTGCTGATCTAGGCGATAGTCTTTATGATGAAACATATAATGAAACTTGTTTATATCCTTGGCCTAAGATGAATGAGAAAACATATGGGATAAGAACTGGAGAGCTTGTTACTTTTACTAGCGGTGCTGGTATGGGAAAGAGTTCTATCATTAGAGAGCTTATGCATCACATCATGATGAATACATTAGATAATATAGGTATCCTTTGTATGGAGGAGAACATAAAGAATACAGCTTTCAATATCATGAGCGTGGAAGCTAATGCTAGATTGTATATTAAAGAAATTAGAGATCAGTTTACTAATGACCAATTAAAAGAATGGCAGAAGAAAACTATTGATAATAAAAGGTTCTATGCTTTTGATCATTTTGGATCTGTATCTAACGATGAAATTCTAGATCGTGTAAGGTATATGTCCAAAGCATTGGATTGTAAGTGGGTATTTCTGGATCATCTCTCTATATTAGTATCAGGAAATGAGGAGTTTGGAGATGAAAGAAAGTCTATAGATGTTCTAATGACCAAGCTTAGATCCCTCGTAGAGGAAACAGGGATAGCCTTACTGCTTGTCTCTCATCTACGTAGGCCAGCAGGAGATAGAGGACATGAGGATGGCAGAGAGGTCAGTCTCTCTCATCTTAGAGGGTCAGCTAGTATAGCTCATCTATCTGATAGTGTTATAGCTATGGAAAGAAATCAACAAGCAGAGGATGAGCATGAGGCAAACACTACTACCATTCGTATACTTAAGAATAGATATACAGGTGAAACAGGTATAGCATGTTATTTATTTTATGATAAAGAAACAGGACGTATGTCTCAGGTTGACAATCCTTTTATGGAGAATGATAATGAAGAAACCATTTAGTAAAACACTATATGATATAGCAGATACTACTGCTAAACAAAAGATGATTGGATGGTTGGAACATACTCAACCTAAATGTACTGTTAATTCAGAAGAGACTACTTACTTTGATCTGACTGTCAAGACAGATGATGGTGGAGAATCACAACTTTATGAAGTAGAAATTAAGTATGCATGGAAAGATGAATGGCCCAGTACATGGGATGAGTTACGTATTCCTTTCAGAAAGAAAAGATTATTGGACAAGTGGAAGGATACCCATCGAAAATGTTTATTAACTTTCATAGTTTTTAATCATGATTGTAGTAAGGCATGGCATATAGATGGGGATACAGTACTGGAAAGTGAAGTCAAAGAAGCACCTAATAAAAATATTAGAAAGGGAGAATTGTTTTTTCACATCCCTATAAAACAAGCTTATCAAGTGGATATGACCTATGAAAAGAGCGATAGTTGATATAGAAGCAGACAGTCTTAACCCTAACATTATTCATTGCATTGTAGCTCATTCTTATGATGGAGGTACAGAAAAAGTTTGGATCGAAGAGGAGTGCCAACAGTTCGGGGATTGGTCTAAACACATAGACCAGTTTGTAATGCATAATGGTATTAGTTTTGATGCTCCTATCTTAAATAGATTAATAGGTTCTGATATTAAATTAAATCAGATACGAGATACTCTTATTGAATCTCAATTATACAATCCTATTAGAGATGGAGGACATTCCCTTGAAGCATGGGGAGAAAGGCTTGACTTTCCCAAGGGAATTTTTAATGAGTTTAAATATTATAGTCCAGAGATGTTAGAGTACTGTAAGAAAGATGTCGAGTTGACAGGTAAACTTGCTAAGACTTTAGAAGAAGAGGGGAAGATGTTTTCCACACGCTCTTACGAACTAGAAAGAAAAGTTAGAGCTATTATAGATCAGCAGCAGATGAATGGCTTTGCTTTTAATATAAGAAAGGGAATGCTTTTATTGTCTAGGCTTGAAGATGAACAGCACCAACTTGAAAGAGATGCAGAAGAAATGTTTGAACCCGTTGTTACTTACTCTCCTGTTAGAAAGGTACGTAAGAGTACATCTTTTAATATAGCTAGTAGAAAACAAATAGCTGAACGTCTGATGGAGAAAGGGTGGAAGCCTACACATCATACCGATAAAGGAAATATTATAGTCTCTGAAGAAATTCTTGATAAAATAAATATGAAAGAAGCTAAAATGTTTAGCCGATACTTCCTCTTACAAAAACGTACAGGCTTACTTAAATCTTGGATACAGGCATGTGATGAGGATGAGAGAGTCAGAGGAAAAGTATTAACCTTACGTACCGTGACAGGTAGGATGGCCCATCACAGTCCTAACATGGCCCAAGTACCAGCCAGTTATAGTCCTTACGGTAAGGAATGTAGAGAGCTATGGACAGTATCTAATTCTGATACCCATACTCTAATAGGTACTGATGCTAGTGGCCTTGAGCTACGTTGTCTTGCTCACTACATGGAAGATGAAGACTTTACTAAGGAAGTTCTTACTGGGGATGTCCATACAGCCAATCAGAAAGCCGCTGGGTTAGAGACAAGGGATCAAGCCAAGACATTCATCTATGCTTTTCTTTATGGTGCAGGGCCAGCAAAGATAGGTAAGGTAGTAGGTGCTGGTGCTAAGAGAGGACAGCTATTAATTAAAAACTTTCTACAGAATATGCCGAAGTTAAAAAGATTAAGAAATAATATTATGGAAGCTTCTAAGACAGGAAAGGTTGGAGCTTTAGATGGTAGACAGTTACATATCAGAGCTTCTCATGCCAGCCTTAATACTCTCTTACAAGGAGCAGGAGCTATCGTATGTAAGCAGTGGTTGGTACAAATGGATAATCATATTAGAAAAGTAGGAGTGGATGCTAAACTAGTAGCATCTATCCATGATGAATATCAATTTGAAGTTTCTAAAAAGGATGAAGAAGAATTTGGACAGATAACTAAGGATGCTATGCATGAAACAACAGAGATATTAAATATGAAATGTCCTCTGGATTGTGAGCATAAGATAGGGAATACATGGGCAGAGACACATTAATAAATTAGATGTTGATCTACTGTCTAGAGTATGATATACTTCCCCAACAATAAGAAAGGAAATGAACCTTTAAATTTGAGATTAGATACTGGTTAGCTTTGCCGAGCTAGACAGTTAAAAAGTTTAACGTTAATTGTAATTATCAAAAAAGGAGTAACGTATATGAGTATCATTTCAGGCGAAGCTTATTGGGCGCATGTCATTACCCCCAACACTAAATTTAATCCCGATGGCGAGTGGTCAATTGAGGTTTGTAATCTTAATGCAAAGAATAAAAAGGTTGCAGAAGGTGATGGCCTTACCATTAAAAATAAAGGTGATGAGCGTGGAGAGTTTGTCACCCTCAAACAATATGCTCGTACCAAAGATGGTTCTTCCCGTGCCATTGCAGTAAAAGATTCTGAACGCAATCCCTTTCCAAGTAACAAGCGTATAGGAAATGGTTCAAAGGTTAATGTATCTTACTTTCCTAAAGAATATACTGTGTATGGTGGTGGAGTTAAAGGTTATCTGAATGCTGTACAAGTGCTAGAGTTAGTAGAGTATGACACAGATGACTTTGATATTGTACCCGGAGGGTACACAAATGAAGGGTTAGAAGAAATACCCTTCGCCTCGTAACATCTAAAGGAGATTAGGGAGGGTGGTAAACTTTCCAGTTTAGTTAAAAGTTTACTACCCTCTTTTTTTTTATAAATGAAAAAAACAATTGATACTTTAGTTGAAGATATAAATAATTTATTTTCTTTTAATCCTGTTACTATGGATGAGAAAGATGTAGATAAATGTATAGATACTTTTGGTGACATGATTAAGTTACATGTTAAGAAATTTTTATACGAGAAACCCTCAACAAATGGGCATTTAAGATTGTCTTCTATAGGGAAACCAGACAGACAGTTATGGTATAATTTAAATATTAAAAAAGAAGAAACTCTTACACCCAGTACTAGAATTAAATTCTTATATGGATATATTCTTGAAGAGTTTCTTCTACTCTGTTCTTCAATAGCAGGACATACAGTTACACATCAACAAAAAGAAGTGGAAGTAGGAGGAGTTAAAGGACATCAAGATGCTATGATAGATGATGTTCTGGTTGATTGTAAAAGTTCTTCTGGAATAAGCTTTCAAAAGTTTAAAAGTAATGCTCTAATTAACGATGATCCTTTTGGTTATATCGCACAGATCTCAGCCTATGCTGAAGCTAATGGTGTAGATGAGGCTGCTTTTTTAGTAATAGATAAATCAACTGGAGATATATGTCTTACTCCTGTTCATTCGATGGAGATGATTAATGCGGATAAAAGAATTAAGCATCTTAAGAAAATGGTTACTGATTCTAACCCTCCTGATAGATGTTATGATCCTGTTCCTGATGGGAAGTCTGGTAATTATAAGCTTGCTATTGGGTGTATTTATTGTAGCCATAAAAGAGAATGTTGGAAAGATATTAATGATGGTAAAGGCCTACGTGTCTTCGAGTATGCAAAAGGTAAAAGATATTTGGTACAAGTAAGAAAAGAACCAGATGTTTTAGAAGTGGTTAACTGGTAATGCATTGGGAATATAACGAAGATCCAGATCTAGGTAAGTTTGGATTTGTTTATCGCATTACAAACTTAAAAAATAAGAAAGCTTACATTGGGTGTAAGCAATATTATTTTTTTAAAAAGGGAAGAAAGAAAACAGAATCCAATTGGAAATCTTATATGGGTTCGAGTAAACCTCTTACAGAAGATATTAAAAAGATTGGAAAGAAACATTTTAAATTTGAAATTATTGCAGAGTTTGGTAATAAAAGAAGTTTAAAATATTATGAATGTTGTTATCAAATAAAATATAATGTATTAACTTCTACATTGGAAGGGACAGATGAGCCAGCTTTTTATAATAATTTTATAGGCGGTAAGTTCTCACGGCCTATTCAAGAACATGTTCCAATTTGATCTTTCTTCCCTCACTTCCACACAATCTCTATATGATTTAACAAATAAACATTCATATAAAACATTATATTTATCTGTTATTGTTCAGGCTCTCCTTGATCTAACTAAACCTGAACAAGAAGGAGAGGCTAGTCATATAAAAGTACATAGGAAGCAAGCCGATGCTTGGTTTTTTTCTTCTATTGGCACTACCTGTGAAGACTTTGAACAGGTATGTAATCAAGCTGGTGTTTCCTCATATAAAGTTAGACACTATGCATATGAAGTTATAAAATCAGGAGATATCAAAGATGTCAGGAAAAAATTTAAAGCCCTCCTCTAATCCTTTAGACAAACAGATTGGAGGAGATCATTATAAAGATTGTATTATACAGCCCACAGTTTATTGTCAGTTGAACAAGTTAACTACGTGTGAATCTAATATTGTGAAGTATGTTACCAGACATAATAAAAAAGGAGAAGGTAAGGAAGATATTAAAAAGGTAATTCATTATGCTGAACTGTTGTTAGCATTAGAATATCCAGAGGAAGGAGAGCAAACAGATCTATTTAATGATTTAATAGAGAGGGGTAAACATGTTTAAGTCTAATCGTAATCCACAATTCAGATCCAAGTTTAGTGAGGACATCTTCTATACCAAGTATTCTCATGAGGGGGCAGAGACTTTTCATGAGTTAGCCTGTACACTGGTAGAGGATGTCTGTCAAAACAATTTAAGTAAAGATGAGAAGGAAGCATTGATAGATCACATCTCTAATCTAAGGTTCTTGCCCGGAGGTAGGTATCTTTATTATGCTGGCAGGGAAAAGAAGTTCTTTAATAATTGTTATCTCCTTAAAGCAGAGGAAGATACTAGAGAAGATTGGGCTAACCTGTCTTGGAAGTCTGAGTCCTGTCTGATGACGGGTGGTGGTATTGGTGTAGACTACTCTACCTACAGACCTGAAGGTCTAACCCTGAAAGGTACTGGTGGTGTTTCCAGTGGCCCTATACCTAAGATGCAGATGATTAACTCTATAGGTCAGAAGGTAATACAGGGTGGTAGTAGAAGGGCTGCTATCTATGCATCCTTGAACTGGAAGCATGATGATGTAGATAAGTTTCTTACAGCCAAGAACTGGTTTGATATGCCAGTAGGAAATACAGGTAAGACTTTGTTTGATATTAAACAAGATGACTTCAACTTTCCTGCGCCTCTGGATATGACTAACATCAGTGTCAACTACGATACTGAATGGTTACTAAACTATTGGGAGAAAGGAGATCTAGGACATGTCTTTAGGACTAATATACATCAGGCTCTTAGAACAGGTGAACCGGGATTCTCATTCAACTTCTTTGAAAAAGAAAATGAAACCCTCAGAAATGCATGTACGGAGGTTACTAGTGAAGATGATAGTGATGTATGCAATCTGGGGAGCCTTAATTTTGCTCGTATTGATGACCTTAATCAGTTGCAAGAGGTTGTCCAGCTTTCCACAAAGTTTCTACTGTGCGGCACTCTCAGAGCAGCACTCCCCTACGAAAAAGTGTATGAGATTAGAAATTCAAATAGACGTTTAGGACTTGGCTTGATGGGACTTCATGAGTGGTTGATACAACGTGGACATAAGTATGAGACTACACCAGAACTGCATAGATGGTTCAAGGTATATGAAGCTGAGTCAAACAAGGTAGCCAGATCTTTTGCTAACACACTTAACATCTCTGTTCCTGTAGCTGTCAGGGCAGTAGCTCCTACTGGTACGATAGGGATACTGGGAGGTACATCAACAGGGGTTGAACCTATCTTTGCTATAGCTTATAAGAGAAGGTATCTGAAGAATAAGAGATGGCACTACCAATATGTAGTTGATAGTGCTGCACAAGAGATGCTTGAACTTTATGGTGTAAAGCCTGAGAGTATTGAGTCTGCTCTGGATCTGGTAACCAACTATGAAAGAAGATTAAACTTCCAAGCCAATGTTCAAGAGTATGTGGATATGTCTATTTCTTCTACAATTAATTTACCAGCATGGGGTACGGAAGATAACAATGAAGACAAGGTAGAGGACTTTGCTCAGACCTTGGCTAAGTATGCTCATAGATTAAGAGGCTTCACTTGTTATCCTGATGGATGCAGAGGAGGCCAGCCTTTAACGAGTGTTCCTTATAGTGAAGCTATTGAAAAATTAGGTGAAGAATTTGAGGATAATGTACAGCCCCATGATATCTGTGAGATCACTGGATCAGGGGGAACTTGTGGAGTTTAGATATGATAGAACAATTATTATTATTCGATCTTGAAGATACATATAATTTTGACAAAGCAGATGGGGAAGGAAAGGAATGTTCTGCCTGTAATAAATATAAACCTATAACTTCTTTTACTTTTGCTGGTATAGCACATAACTATAGAGAATCTAGATGTACGGCATGTCGCTCTGCATTAAGAGAAGTTAGTAAACTAATAAGAGCGAAACACGCTTATCCTCCCGATGATTACTCTTGTCCTATTTGTAATAGAGATAGTGAAAAATTAACAAGATTCGGCAGAAGAAATCAAGGAGCATGGGCCGCTGATCATTGTCATACTACAAATGAATTTAGAGGATGGATATGTTATCCCTGTAATACAGGCATAGGAATGTTTGAAGATGATCCTATAAGAATTAAAAAAGCTTTATCTTATTTAGAAAAATAGTTGTTATTTAAATAAAAGTGTAGTATACTATATATATAGAATGCTAATGATGGGTTCTATAAACTCTTGCTGAAAAGGAGAATGCTATGAATGTAAGACTAGAAGGTAACTGGAAGTTTCTTAACACACCTTCTCTAGTAAACTTTGAGAGAAGGGCTATAGGTTATGACAGGTTATTTAAAAGAATAATAGATATGCCTGAGAATGATAACCAAAGTTATCCACCTCATAACCTGATTAAGGAATCAGACACGGAGTTCAAGATTGAATTGGCTTTGGCTGGCTTCTCAAAGAAAGAAGTTAAAGTGGTTCAGGAAGAACAAAGATTAACCATAAGTGGAAACAACTCTGAAAAGGAGGGTAACGAAAACATTCTACATAAAGGCATAGCAAGCAGAGCTTTTACAAAGACGTTTGATCTTGCTGAGAATATCGAAGTCACGGAAGCATCGTTTGAAAATGGGATGGTTATCATCAAGCTTAGACAGGATATTCCAGAAGATAAAATACCGAAGCTCATTGAATTTAAATAAGGAGATGGGAAGGCATTCATTGAGTGCCTTCCCTTTTTATGAGAAATAATAAATGAAAAACCCTATAGTTAAAGAAACAAGTAGATGGATATTAAAAGTATATATCATGTGGTCTATATGCGCTGATCTTTTTCTTCTTGGGGGATTTTTTTATTTAGTTTTAAAATACGGATAAGGAGATTAGTGTGAAAGAAGATAAACTTAATACAATCTAT